TGCATCTACATCTCTAAACTCACCTGGTTGCAAAGGTTGATCGTCATCTCGTATTCTTAAACCTCTAGATTTAAAACCTGCTGGTAAATTAGATAGCGTTCCAGCATCTAATAATTGTCTAAGTGCAGTAGTGGCAGTCCTTGTTAAGCCACCAATCATGTGAACTAAACCAAAGCCATAAAATCCTAGACCAGGTAAAAATTTATAGTGCACATAATATTCATTCTTTTTTCTTAATAAATCGTCTTGATTATAGTTTCTGTAAACAGATAAAACCTTGTTTGATCCTCTATCAATTGTAACTATGTAAGGTAGTCTAATACCAGAGGGCTGACCGTCTTTAGGATTGATATCTTCAAAGCCCTCTATGTCTAAATCAACATGCATCTCCAAAAGTTCAGTCATATCATCAGAGCTATAATCGTTTGGTCTTTCGCCGTCTATTTCGTTTTTCTTTTCCTGTATGTCTGAGGCTTCATACCCTTCATAAGAATTAATGTCTATATCTCTGTAAAAACCTGAAATTTGTTTTTTTCTTAAATCATTGAAAGATAATTTTACTATTTGAGTAATTCGATCACAGCTATCTAAGTCAGATGCTCCGTAAGGTACAATTACATCTTCCGCAGGAATAAACTTAGACGTAGCTCTACCTAATACCTCATCAAAATATATTTTTTTAAAAGCACTACCTGATAGTGGTAATTGAAATAATAATTGGTCCATCTCAGGATTGTAGTCCTCCATGACATGAGTAATCTCATAATTCATGTAATCCTTCACACGCTCTGCTGCTTGTTGTAATTGTTCTGAGTTTGCACCTACAACTTGCGTTCTAACGGGACCATCACTAGGAAGCAACTCAACATAAGCCATAGCTTGAAACTGTGTAACAGCTTGAGCTAACATAGGGTGATTTACACTAGATGCTCCTCTAAAAGGTCTAGTGCGCTCTTCATATTTAAAACCTAAAAGGTCTAATCCTTTTGTATAACCTTGCTCCCACTCTTCTCTAGAGCTTTTATCGTTTTCAAATTTTTCTAATAAATCATTTGATAAAGATTGTAAATAAGCCTCATCTAAAACTTCTGCTAAATTTGTTAAAAAAGCTACAGGTGGTTTTTCCTCTTCACCTACAGTAGCACTTCCGTCATCCATGATTTCTACATCAGGAGACTCATCTGTTTGCACTAAATTTACCTCTGTGCCTAAATCTTCTGCTTGTAAATCCTCTCCACCACCAGGTCCTATTGTTTTTGCATCACGTGCCAAATAAGGCACATCTGCAGTGCTGTCAAATTTTTCTGCCATTAATAATCACCATAAATATCTGTAATTGAAACTAACCTATCATCTGGCATAATTCCACCTTTCTTTTTCTTAAACAAGTACATCGGCTTGTCTTTATTACTCTCAGGTAGAACTAACACATTCATTTTAACTCTTTGAGGATTATACTCTTCAATGATTATTTTTGCATTTTCTGCTCTATCTGCATCGCCTAAAGGCACAAGATTAAATCCGTCAGCTTTGGTTTTTACATAGTATTCCATAGTTTGACCTGGAGCTATTTCTCTTCTCAAAACTACCTCATTAGGTCCAAAATCTAATGCTACTCTTTCTATTTCTGAGTCTAAAAAAGCTTGTATGTTTCCAGGAGCATTGCCATCTCCTCTTGGTTCAACATCTTTTAATAATTGAAACTCACCATCAACACCTTTGTTTAAAAACTTAATACCTTTGTCTGCTTTAGTGCTGTCAATAATGAACTCCTCCTCAACAGTGCCACCATATTTTTTTGCAATATTTTTTAAAGTTTGTATTCCAACTCCATCATAAAGATTTCTAAATTTCTTTCTTGCACCCTCTGATTCTTTACTCCATCTTTGATTAGCACCTATATCTGCAGGCATAATGGTGATTCTATTAATACCTCTATTTTCTGCATCTTTAATCACTGCTTTTATTATTGCATCAACATAATCTCCTTGTTTGTTCAGAGGTGTTGGAGCGAAAGTTCTTAAATTTTTCATATCAACATAGGATCTTTGCCCAGATATATATTGTGCTACCTCATCTCTGTTTGTAAGATCTGGAATTTTTATATCTTTAGCCAATATATCAAACTCCGATGCTCTATTTAAATCTAGTAATTGATCTAGAACTTTTCTTTGTTCTGCTTCTAACCTGCTCATCTGCATGACAAATTCAGGATTTTCCCTTCTAGCTCCTTGCATTGCTAAATCCCGAATCTGTGATTGTAGATCTTGTAATTGTTTGTTTAAGGCTGGAACTAACTCAGCACCAGCATCATTGGGATAAGGTTTTATTAATTTACTTTCTTGAAGTCTTAATAATGTAGGTAATTTACTGTCGACTGTACTAATAGTATTTTGTGCATTTTCTATATCATACACATTATTTGCTGTTGCTAATCTTTCTTCTGCTTTTGCTTTTTGATTTGTTAGTTTTTGTATTTCTGCATCTAATAATTCCTGCTCTTTTCTTACCTGCGTAAGATAATCAGTTTGCATTTCTTGTATAACAGCAACTTTCTCACCTTTTGAATTTGTATATGTTCCTACTCTACCAAAAGCTAAAACATTTTTTTCTGTAAAGTGAGAGCTGTTAACAAATTCATCGCCTGTTTTTTGTCCAGGTAATGTTCCTGCTTCTATAATTACTTCTCTGTAATCTTCAGCAACATTATCTAAAGGAGCCGATCCGACATTTTCATGTCTAGGTCTGCCCATGTAACTATCATAAGCTGGGTCTCCTGTTTCAGCACCTTTAATTCTAACTTTTAAATTTGATATAGGATTGTTTTCAAAAACCTCTAATAGCTTTGCTTTTGATATTTTTTGATCTGGAAAATATTTCTCATAATCTGTTAGGTACTGAAATATACCAGAGTCCACTATTTCTGAAGTAGGAGCTTTGTTTGCCCCACCCTGTAACTCATTAATCCAGTCTTGAGGTTTTGCTTGGTTTGTTTTTGAATTAGATAATTTTTCTAAGGTAAAAGATTGTAAAGGGAAGTCACTCTTGCTTATAGGTGTTACTGCAGACATTTCACCAGTTAAAGTTTTACCAACCTTTTTGGGTGTAAATACACCAAACGCCTCACCAAGACCTTTAAATATTTTTGGTATGTTTAACGCTTGTAAATTTCCAGACTGCACTGCTTGTTGAAACGCACTCATACCCTCTATACCTGGGTCAGGTGTAAAATCTTGTTTGTTCATATTCTCTGTAAAGTTTTGGCCACCTATGGCCATACCACCCTTAACCATGGAGATACCACCACGTTTTTTAAATCTCAAAATACTTTTTGGATTCTGTGGGTTAAAAGTGCCGGGTAAACCTCCAACCTCTAGTTGTTTTAATGCACGATCTATGTATTGTTGTGGAGTGTACGTTCCTTCTGATCCCACGACTAAAAAATCTCCTAACTCTCCCTCTCTTACTTCATAGCCTTTAATTATATTTTTATTTTTAGGATTAAATACTTGATACGAAACAATACCCTTATCTTTCATTTGTTCATTTGCTTGCTTGTACAAATAATTTAAATAATCATATTGATTATGTTTTGATTTATCTGGAAACAATTCTTTGTATTTACTTACGCTTGTGTTGACACCTGAATAATCTTGTTTGTTTTTACTAACTTCTATATTTTTAATTTTTTTATCTTTTAATGTATTTATGTTAGGTGCTGTTTCCAATTCATCAAAAATTCTTCTAAGTAAATTATCATAAATTGGTTGCAATGAATTGTTTATGTAAGCGGGTTGTATTTGTATGAACTGACCTGCCGCAGATGCGTTAATCATCCTGTCTTGAAGGTTAGCACGTTTAATTTCAAAATTGTGTGATCTGTTTGGAGATAGACTTCTTCTAATTTTATCCAATTGGTCTTCTGTGTATTTACCGGAGGCCGCTAACTCTTCCATTTTCACATTGAGGTAATCGTTATAAACTTTGTATCTATCTTCCATGGGTTGCCAAGTAGTTTTAAACTCTGGATAAGCGTTCTCTAAATTTCTAATGGTTTCTTCTTTTGTTGCGCCTTTGTATGGCATCACGTATTGTTCAATATATTTATCCGCAGGTAATAAAGTTTTTTTATCAGTATCTTCTACTAAGCTTCTATATTTGTGTTGTAAAAATCTAAACATGTCATCATCAATACCTAAACCAATTGCGAATTTTTTATATTCTAAAGAGTCATCTGTAGATAATAACATTGAAGTAACTGTTTCTTTTGCGTTGGTGACATCCTCTCTAGCTTTAATTAATGGTGAGTAACTAACTTGTTCTAAGGATAATAATCTTTTTGGTATTAATTTATTTTCTCTAAGATATTTTGTAAACTGTGTGTAAGTAAATGGTGGTTTACCTTGGTCATCTAAAAATTCTTTTACTAAGGTATTATACTCATTTTTAATTGTTAATAATTTAGCATCTGTTTTATTGAGATTTGAGATTGCAACATCATACTGAGATTTAAAGAAAGGATCTGATTTACTTTTGGATTCTATATATCTAGCTATCTCTTTTGATTTAGAGGGCTGTAGTAAATCATCTACACCTTCAGTGCCTTGTTTTCTATTTTGATCTATTACCGCATTGACTTGTCCTGTCTCACCTTTCTTTTTTGCAGTCGCTGTATCTTTTATGGCAAAAAAGGATTTAGCTTCATCATCACCAGTTCTTTGAATGTATTTTGCTATTTCTACAGAGGTTGGTTTAAAACCATTTTCTTGCTCAAACTTTTTGACCATACTAGATAAATATTTATATGTAGGAGTACCCGGTAGGTCAGGATTGTTATCCGAAAATTCTTTAAAGTAAGTAGGTGTTGTACCTCCAGCTTGTTTTTGACCGAAAAAGTATTCTTCAAAAAGTGGTACTCTTGTGCCGTCTTTTTTTCTTAGGGTAAACGCTCCATCAAAGTAACCCTTCTTTGCTAAGGTTTCTTTTGGAACTCCCAGACTTTCAAATAAATT